AATACACTTTTCTAGATTATATAATTTGATTTTGTCAATCTTATCTTTATGTAATTTAGAACTTTCCTGAATGTAATTGATGGTTGTCAAAATATTTTCTACTTGTTGTTGTCCATAAATTGCATTTATTTCTTGTATTTTACTCAAAAAATAAGAATTCATTTCAAATGAAAAGATTTGACACAACTGCTGCTTGGATAAATCTTGAAAATTCAAGCAAAGCCGATCAATGATTTGAAGATAATTGTGTTTCATACTAAAATCCTTACAAATGATATATTTTTCAGAATTGGCTTCCCGACTAGTATATGGTTTATAAACGTATACTTGTTTATAAAAAAAGGATAGCAAGTAAATTAATTCAATCGTATTTTCATAAAACATATCAAATAGTTTCAATACAAAAGACCCACCATTCTTTTGCAAAATGAGTGCATACAACACTTCACAAAAAATCAAATTGATTGAGCTTTCTTCTTGTTTGTTAAAATCAACACTATAATCAAATCCTCCATCAGCCGTAATAAAATCATATTTGTTGTGGTGATGTTGCTTAATATAGTCCAAGTTATGACGAAGATATAAGTTACCGTCTTGTTTGGGACCATACACCAAATGTATATTTTTGTTTTGTCTCATGAACTGTTCTATTTTATTCCACTTGGGCACGTCTTTGTGTGTTTCCATCAATGTCATTCCATAATATTTGTCGTTGGGATTTTTCCGATACTTTGAAAGTGCTTCTATAAATCCACCGGGCCCTTCCGCAAGATGAAATGACTGAATGGTACTTGGGAATTCAAAATGAAAATGATTCAAGATCTCAATCATTTTAAAATACGAACGAGAAATCGGTTTATAACTACACACGCACGAATTTAACTTAAGTCTTTCAATATAACATGATGTGTTAATAAATTCATATTTATTGGTAATTTTTTTAAATTGGTCCCATTTGTCTTGATATTTGTCAATTTCCATTTTAATACGAAATAAATAATCTTGTAAACTTGGATTAACAAAAGGAACTTTTTCGCTCACTGTATCTACTTGATATTTCATACAAATTGTTTCAGGGTCAAGGGCAAACAAAAAATCATTTAATATATACATAAATAATCATAAAGATGATTCTTTATATATTAGTTCAAAACTATTGTTTCATCTAACTTTTCTGGAACACCAATAGATAAGTCAATACGTTCAAAATCTTTTCTGTCGTAAATGGAACGAACAATATCTTGTTGTTTTTTAAAGATGAAATAGTTGTTAAAGAACGAAATTTCTTTTTCTTCGGGACTCATTGTTTTGGCTTCTTGATACACGGTATCTTTTTCTTGCATCATGTTGTCATATAAAGATCCAAAGTTATCTATGGCCGGAATTTTTACATCTGTTGCTAGAGCAAATCCATAATCATTCATAATTTTTTTCAAATAATCAAAATTTACTAAATATTCGTCAAATTCTTTATTGATAGATTCCTGATATACACTAATTTTCATCCCCAAACAAGAAGAATCATCTTCCATTTTTGATTCGTCGTATTTTTTACCAATATGCCAAATGATAGAACCATCTTTTTCAAGAAATCTTTTTTCGTTTTTCTTCGTTTTTTTTAAATATTCAAATATCTTTTTTCCGTCGTAGCATGTTCCAATAAAATAACCACCCACTTTTGTATATTTGGACACATTGCTTAGAAAGTAGTGCAAACTTTCACGATTTTCAAACATGTAATGGAAAGCAAATTGTATGGAACACACGTCAAACTTTTTACGAAACATATTGGCATTATTTCTCAAAAATGCCTCTTGATAAGAGCTCTTATCATGATTAGATGACCCCATGAGCGCCTTGACAATGTGATGAGATCGTGTATCCAACCCTTCCGCAAATTCTCCGGTTTCAATGAGTTTGCTCGTGTCTCCTTGAACAAACATGCATATGGGTATATTCTTGTTTTTTTCAAGGCTTTGAATGTAACGTTTACATGCCCCATTTGCACTATTGTTAATATTATCATTGAAGATATCAATACCCAATACCCCATGTAATTTGTTGCTAATCCATTTGGGAAGATCACCCGCTTTTCCAACGGCAAGGTCAATCAAATCGTCTCCTTGTTTCGTCACAACTTCAATCAATATCTTCTTGACGTATTGGTTATGAAATTTACGAAGCGCCGTTGTAGCACTTTTCTTTTGACCGTTATTATAATATGTATCGTCATCAAGTTCAATATCTTCTGGTTTAATACGATATATTCCTTGAATCATATCTTCCGTAACGGGATCATGAATGGAATGCCAATTGTCGTTGGCAACATGAAACGCATTGCCATAATTTGATTTCTTGGTTTTATAAGCACTGGTTTTATCATAACGCAACCTCAAGGGCTGCCAATTTTCATATTTGTCATCATCATTTTTGACATACCGAAATTCCACTACACTATCATCTTCTATAATGTCCTTTTCAATAGAGTGCATCACATAATTATCATTGCGATCTTTACGAAGGTGAATATGGCACAAATGAGCGTCTTTTTGACTCGGATTAGTTGGTTCAAATCGTTTTGGATACATTTTATTTTTAGAATTATGGTATCGCTGCCACTTGTCATACAATAACTTCTCTTGCATGGTCATGTGTGTTGTATCATTATATCCTGTGTATAGTTCTACTTCGTAATATTCCACGAGTTGACCCTTGTATTCCTTTGTTTTTACTTCCTTTTCACCTTGATTGGTTTTCTTCACGCGCATGAGGAAGTCAATCGTATTGAATTGCGCGGGCTTCCACTTGAAACTCTTGTTCCACGTGTATTTTCTCAAATTTCGTGGTACTTCGTCGTATTTAGGACTAATGATCAATCCATCTGTTTCATAATCATATGTCTTTAATATAGATAAAATCGTTTTGCAACTATCAAATATATTATATGAACCAATAAATTCTTTGAAACGAATCTGAAGATGATGACTACTTCCATCGTATGTCGCAAATTCTTTATCATTTAATTGATGAATACAGTGCTGCAATATTTCGTAGCGACTTTGAATTTTGCCTTCGTCCTGTTTGGATTTTCGGTCTTCTATGAAAGGGTGTTTACGAGTATCTTTACCATTAAAACTATAAATATCAAATGCTGCAAATAAATCAATTGGTGTATTGTATTTATCTTTTGTTATATGTTCACCATCAATCAATGTATTGGCTACTGAAATTTCTTTGAAAGTCACGCCTGTATAGGATACCCGTAAATTAGAATCAATAAAGTATGCCTTTTTGTCTTTGTTGATGTATAGTAATTTGCGATCACCATCTGCCTTATCTGTCACACAAAAACCAGTTTCAATACACACGTGATTTGGAACGTCCTTTTGTGCAATCAAATTTTCCTTTTGAAGAGTCACCGAGGAAGGTCCAATAAAGTAGGGATCAATGGGTACTTTTGACTCACGAATGTTGTTGATGCTTTTACATAGATCATTATATTCGTGGTAAATGGATTTTAACTGTGGAAAGGGAACTGGAAAGGGAGTATTTTGAACCCCACCCAATATATATTTAATCACCTTTTTTAGATTCAACAACAATTCTTCTTTTGCTATCTTTTTAATGTTATCTTGATTAATATTTACACATTCCACTTCCACCTCAAAATGTTGGGGTTGATTTAACACATTGCTTTTTGAAAAATACGTAGAATCGGCGTTGTCTCTTGTGGAACGTACCATACTCATATGAATCTCTATATGTGGAAATAGTTCGTGGGTAAGTGTGGTGCGATACAAATAACGAAACCCCTTCTTCAATTTGATCCAGTTGTCTTGTAAAGCTCGGACCCCATTATTGTCCCGATGTAAGGTTCGTTCTTCTTGCACTGACATGCGAAACATATATTCATTGTTATATACAGGCTTTCGATCGGGTAACAACGATTGTTTCATAACGCACTTGGCTGAAGAGGGGTATTTTTCCGATAAGCAATATTCCTGAATTTTTGAAAGATTGCCCAGTTCAACACGAGGAAGTTGCTTTGAGTCCATTTTTGGTTGAATACGAAGTAAATATTCGCTTTTTTCCACGTTGAATCCATGCTTTTTGAGGGATTTGAAGATACGATCATATACAAGCGCATCAATCATTTTTTCCATAAATCGAATCTCAAATTCATAGTAAATATCACTTAAATGAGATGGCAATGATTCAAGCTTTTGTTGATAAACCGAAAAGATATTGTTTATATTTTTTCTTTTGGAATCATTCATGATGTATATATATACTATAATACAATTATTAAATCAATTTTTAAATCAAACACGCATTTAAATAAAAACGCACGCGTTCGTAATTCATCGTTTTGGTGTCTTTTTCATCAAAAGTCAATTGCAATGCTTGCATCATCGTTTTTAAAGTATCGGATTTATAATACCCGATTCCGTATATTGGCTTGTGTACATTATCTATTTCATATTTATCATCTAGCTCTTGGTATTTATATGCATATATTTCTTTATTTTTAGTTACTATGTATATTTTTGTTTCATCTTCATGTTCTTCATTGCAATCGTGAAACATTTTAATGTATACATTCATATGGAGATACAATAGGTTTTTGCGATAGAAACTTGCTAAACAATCCAATGTTTGAAGAGTAATTTCATCTTCGTAACAAAGATTATGGATCACATCTTTTTTGTGTTTATATTTGAAGTTCTCCAATTGTTCTCCTAATTTATATTTGATAGCGGTTTCTTCCTTTTTCGTATAGTGAAAGTGCATGGGGTACGAAATGATAATCAAAAAATTAAAAAATAGTTTATCAAAATCATTTGATAACTTATTTTTTGGCTTGGTGTATAGTCTATGCTTTTCATGCAACGCAAAATGTGTTTTCATAAAATGAGGCTGAAACTGTGCAACATTCATTGTACATTATATCGTGTAGATATATTTATATTAAATTTTCCTTGATATTATTCTTCAATGATAAGTGTTCATGAAGCTCCTTTTCCTGATTTTCGTGGAATTCAATGTAGGTTTCAATTTTCTTGACAGTCATATGATCCAATTCATTCATACTTAAAAAGCACCCATTGGAGTTCTCCGATATATTCACGCAATTGGATGACCCTTTGATGATCCGCAATATTTCAATATGATGCGACGGGTCTAGTTTTCCAATCTTAGAAACAATATTATCTAATTCTTTGCTTTCGTACATTAAATATAGTAGATCTATTTTTTTAAATGATTTCCGCAAGCACATAAATAGATGGGTCATGGATTTCAAATCGGTAGCTAATCACCTTGACTTGAATGATATCTCCTTCGTTGTATTTAGAATTGTTATCGTTTTCAAATATGGTTGGATTATGTAACTGACTCGCAAATACAATAATTGGATTTTCAATTTCGTTATGACTAAGAATCGCCTTAATACCGATTTTTGTGATGTTCTGAATCATACATTGAAAGGTCATATTTTCATGTGGATAACACACTTGAAATTCATACAGCACATTAAACTCAATATTTGATTGTAGTGTTTTACCGGCGCTATATGACACCACTTTATGATCATTATTGAATATATATCCTTCTTTTTCACATTGATTCAATATTTTTTTTTCTGCATAGTTCAAAAATTCTTCTTCTAAATTCGCACCGATTTTAACAAACGGTATAGATACCTTGTGATGAATCAATTGTTTTTCAAATAACCCCTTTTGTTGTAGCAAATCTGTGGCCATGATGTTGTTTACTATATATATACCACATATTTAAATCAATTTTTTAAGTTGATACGAAACAAAATGCAACTTATCTAAATAGTAAGCGTTATCATCATTCAAACATATACATATGTATTCAAAAAGAACGCACATTGTTTCGGGTCCATAATCGCGTTTTTTGGAAACATCAAAGAAATTATGTTTCGTTGATATCGGATTCAATAATGAATTCAATTCGCCTTTCATTAGTTTTGGAATTTTTTGAGAAAAAAGGGCTCCGCGGTTGCTTTTTGTGCTGCATACTTTGAGACTATGTGTTTCTTCTTTGGAGGAATAATCAATGAAAGCAAACTTATCTTGAAACGTAAGAGAGTCGCACAATGTCAAAACGCTATTGACAATATCCTCATAACCAATATTGTTTTTCATGGTTCTGTTCATAGTTACCAATTTCTTCTCGCTATCATCGTAAACATAGGGTAATACATAATCTGGTAAAAGTCCTTTTTGAAGTTTTGCATTGATTTTCGCTTTCTTCTTCAAATCCACCAAAAAGTATACAGAATGTTGATTGATTTGAAAAGAAAACGATTGATAATACGCTTTCATGTGTTTTTCCAAGGTTGTGAAAGAAGATTTGTTGTTATATAACAATTCTTGAGCAATAATAAGTTCTTGTTTTACGGATGAACATTCCAACATATGGTACACTAGTGTTTTCTCCATATTTTCCTTGGTAAATATATTTGAGTTTTCGTCATAGTTTTTTAAAAACTGATTTATAGAAGATGCATATATATCGTAATAGTCACGTTGCTTTTCGTGTTGAGTTTCGTGTATTTTTGTGCCACGTTCATAGAGACGAGAGACTTTGTCGTATGCTTTTTCATATGCACTGAGCGGCCGATTGTTGTTTGAGTTGGAAGTAACCACATTGTTGGTGTTTGAATTTTGTTGGAAAAATTCTTGTCCAATGTGTGATGTTCTGGAACGAAACGGTTTTGATAATTCTTCAATACCAAGCGTGGTATTAGTTTCTATAGGTTTAAATATGTATAAATCTTTCACATTGAATAAACGCCCTTTGCGCATATATTTGTCCAATAGCAATTCATCTTCATTTTCAATCAAATACGTCAACGCATGATGAATATGGTCTAACATGATAGAGTTGGACTGTAAAATTTCAACCAATTGACTTTTTTTAAATACGTGTTGTTTTTGAAATAGTTGTTTGATTTGGTATATCAGTTTTGGACGAAATAAGTGATTATATTGATAGGAAGAATAATCAATTTCATCATCGTCATTGGTTTCATATAAACATTTATACCCACATTCACCATAGTCGCAAATAGACGAATACGGTTCATCTCCAATGTGAAAATCAATATTTGTTCCATCTGATAATGTAATTGGAATCATTTCATCTAAACGAGCAAAAGAGGTTTGTTCGTAGTTCAATAAGCAATCCACACTAACTGATTTTAATACTTTTTGTACTTTTCCTATTTTAATTGCCTTTTGTTCGGCATGTCTATACATATACATATCAATCGTTTCACGTTCCACAACATTTGGATCACGTGATGCATGTAGAAATATTTGACAATTGCGTTTTTCAATCGGTAATTTTTTATGACTACAATATCGTATAGCACGACCAATGATCTGATCTATTCTGTTCAAATTATACCAAGGATCGACAATATGTACTTGGCGTAAATGTTTGAAATCAATTCCTTCACTACCCGCTTGCGATATCAAAACAACCTTGCACTT